CACGAATTAGTGTGAGCAGATACCACTGCCCACACAACACGAGCGTTTGCACTACAAGCAGCCATAGCTGTGCGTAATTATCCCACAACAGAGACATTTACCACCGCAATCCAGCGCGGAAAGAATGACCATCCCTTGCGCGCAAATCATCATAGCCATCGTTCATTGCAGAACGATATGATGTTTCACCATACGCACCAACATCATTGGTTGCATGGTTCACATATGCAATGTGTGATGCCAAACAAAAGTTGACTGATGCCGGTGTTGTGTCGGACACTTCAATCTTGTGGCCATTCTTGAGAACGATCAACACATCGTTGTCGCCTTGGCTTTCGACTGATGCAACTTCATAGAAGTTGACAAACACATCAATACCTATGCGAGTTAGGCAATGCTTAGTCATGATACTCTCCTTCATGTTTGGGTTGTAATGCGTAGCACTGATAACTCACCGTCAATGCTTTCGGTTACTCGCTCGATTGATCCATTATCGCGCAAGTATAGATACGTATGGTGCTTGGTGTATGGTGAACCATACAACCACACCAGCCAGCCATCTGCAACACGGCGCGTATGTAATTCACGTGTCGGTTGCAGTGGAAAGCTACGAGGCGGTTCTGTCATTGATCAATGTAGGATTGATGGCTTCATACATTGCTTTGACACAAAGAAACTTGCGCACCTTGAGGCAGTGAGCATGCAACTGCTCTTGCTTTTCCAGTGCAGCAGGTGGCAACTGTACTTTGAACCAATCATGCCATTGATTGTAGCCTTCCTCAGTAAGCACTGCCCATCTGCCTGTCATGTAGTAACCTGGGTTTATTTCAAAGCCATTGCTTTGTCTTTCCACATCAGTTACTTCAATTGCAGTGATGCCTTGTGCCATCTTTTCTTGGCAGCTAGTGCATGGTTCTGCATCAAAGACCACATTGCGTGGCCATTTGTCAGCTTCGCGCACAAGACGTTTGCCAATAATTATGGAGCCATGCTCTTGCCCACACCACATACATATTGGCATGGTTACATTGGCATGTTCAGGTGGTGAGCGTTCATCCATTGCAATGTCACTCCTTGATTGCGCGTTTGGACAAGTCACTGATCATGTTGTCAAGCCAGTCCAGCATGTGTGATGCTTTGTTCTTGTCTGACATACCAGGATATGCATAAGCAGGCAGCAGCATGATCATCAAGCCGCGTGTGCGTGGTGTTGTATTGAATAGCAATTCAATGCTGTACACCGGAACAACACTCATCTTCTTGAAGTAAGCAGCCCATGTCACACCAATATGTAACATGACTACCTGCAACTTTTCCAATGGAACAAGGAAGCCATTGGCATATGTCTGCGCAATGTGTTCATGTGGCACATCAGAGAATGCGCGGCGCATGATGCTGTTGTATTCGTCTGGTGTGAGATTGCGCTGCGCTTCTCCATCACGCATTGCAATGCTGACATGCACTGTTGGATTGCTGCGCAAATCCAACTGTTCAAGGTGAGTTTCAGTTGACATGTTGCTGTTTCCTTCTTGCGTTTGTTCAGTGTAAGAATTATAGCATAGCTATATTCTTATGTCAAGATTGCTGCAACGAATGCAGCAATTGACATGCCTATTGCTATGCAGATCGAGATTAACAGTGTAATCTCGCGGTGTGTCAATGACACATGTGGCTTCTCTTGTGTCGGGTAGAAGCCGACCGACGCATCATTCTTCATGGGTGACTGGTGTTGCTGAAAAGACAGCGATTACTTGCACCAATACAATTGACAATGTAAGTCCAATGCCAGTTGCATTAGATGCAAAATCAAACATCCACATCAGTGCCTTATACAATCCATAGCAATAAGCTAGGAATGCAACGGGCGCAAAGAACACACAAGCAACCTGCACAAATCCTTTCATCACATTTCTCCTGGTGCATCATCGAGTGTTGAGATATAGTAACCTTCCTTCGTCAAGTCACGGCAATGCAACTCAATGAAGGTTCCCAACTTCTCGTTGTTCAGTCTCGCATTTATCCAGCGAATGCGCATCTTATTCTCATGCATTTGTTTGCGCTTTGCCTCAGTATCATAACGCACAGCACCGCCGAATGGATAAACAGGATCAAGTCCTGCATCTTCAAACTGCTCGCGCATTTCTGTGCACATGCGCACAGCTCTACCAGGAAACCGATTGTATGCATCAAGCACCTTTTCATCTTTCTCTCGCAGTAAAAGCACTGCTTTTCTGTCATCCTTGTCGAACCAGTTTTTTCCAAGGAATGACAGCTTATACACGAATGCATCAATGGCAGTGCACAATCCAATGTCACGTGAATTGTGCCACTTGTCAGGCGCACCCCCACTAAGCCAATCGAAGTATGACTTGTAGAAGTCAATGAGTTTCAATTCCATTGCGGTGTTTCCTTCTATCGCAGTTGCAGCAATTCATGCACGGTAACTTTAGCATCAAAGCTACCTGTGCGAAATGTCTTGTGCGCTGGTTTGATGATGCCATGCTTCACCAATTCATCAGCGATGCCTTCGTTCTCACTCCAATTCTTAATCAGCACATCGTATGTGCCGACAGGATTGTATGCAGGAACATTGACAGTAGCAACAGCCAGCACATCTGGCATCATTGCACGTGCTGACTTTGGTGTGACAAGCGCCAGTGCTATGCGGCGGTTGGCATAATCCTTACGCAGCACCGTAACAGGGCCTTTGATGTATGTGCTGCGAAAGTTATTGATGCTTACGCCTATGATTGGCGCATGCTGTGTTTGTGCATACATTGGATTGTTCTCCTCATTTCATTGCGTTGCGAAGGTGTTTGTGAAAGTCATGCGTTTCCACACAATGCCAGATACCATTTGGCATTTTGTCTCGACGCAAAACTTCATATGCGCAATCATCGAAGCGACTTCGATGCTTTGCTGCTGCTCGTGCCATGGTGCGTGTGGGATACTCAGTAAATGGTCCACCATTTACTGATCGAATAGCCCATTTCTTTGGGCCTTCGATCCATTTGTTATTACTCTTTTGCATCTGGCTTTATTCCACTGCTAATGAATGCTGCTGTTGCATTCAGTTTTCCGTACTGCTTACTTGTTGTAGCAAAGCGAAGTGAATGTGCAACAAGTGGATTAGATTTTGCAACATTATCCACCAAGCGTTGCTTCATTTTTGCTGATACTTCCAGAAGTTCGGGTGTTGGTGCAGGTCGTGGGGGTCTTTCATATTCTTCACATTGGTATTCAAGTGTTTGCATATTCATTGACCATATTTCCACACTGCCATGGCTGCGAATAGTATCAGCACATTGCACTGCTTCTTCCATTGTGTGACGCACACCAACGCAATCACTCATACCACCACTAGGGTAGTATTCTTCTATTGCGAACACCATGTATATCAGCTTTTGATCCGTTACCATTTCACATTCCTTTCATCAATGCTGACTGTTTCCAAGCCAATCTCAAGTAACTCACGCACTTGCGCTGCAAAGCTAGTGTTAGCTTTGAGCGCGCGTTCTTGCACTTGAGCGAATGTCTCAGGGTCTAGCAGTATGACAGTCTTGACAAAGCTATCTGCCTTTTTGTAGCGATAGCCCTTCGCTACATAGCCGCGTTTGTTGTTAGCTGCCATCTGCTACTTTCTTCCTTACCCACGCAATGCGTTGTGGATTTAGATGCGCATATCCCTTATTACATTCTTCACTGAATGCGTATGGTGATCCAAAATTGAAGGGATACAAGCGATTGAGTCCTGCATTCCTGAATGATTGCACCATTTCTGATAAATCACCAGACGCATCACGATCACGATACAAACTGCGAAAGTAATCACGATAGTTGTCACACAATCCATTGTGTCGTGTGAAAACATCATGCTCTGGCGCACCATCGTTTATCCAGGCGAGATAGCCCAAATAAAATCCATACAACTGTGGTGACATTACACTTTCCCCCTTACCCAAGCAACACGCTTTGGATTTAAGTGTTGTGTTCTTTTTTCACATTCCCTTACATAAAGCTGCTTGTCACCAAATGGATAGAGTTTGTCTAATCCATCCAGAATAAACTGCATCTCTAATGCAGTGTCTAAAGCAGCACACAACTGCTCAGAAAAGTTTTTGTTTTCTGTCCAGATTGAAAGGTTAGCACACAAGCCATATTCACGTGTGAATGCCTTGTTGCCCGGTTGATAGGTCATCACAATCGCGCCGGCGTCAAGCCATGCAACATATGCTTTGTAAAAGTCAGCAAGATGCGCGTTAAGCATGGCTTTTATTTCTTCATACTGATCCATCACATTAAGCATGGTTTTTATTCCTTCATATTGCCCCATCACACACGCTCCTTACGCATTGCAATTTGTTCCCGCACCCACTTTAAGCGAGGCTCGAACGTGTGTTGCGTGTTATTTGACCACATTTCATCATATTCATCACTAGAACAGAATGGATAATTTACATCCAATTCTGATTGCTGAAATCGAGAAGTCAATTCATTACAAAGATATTCAAAGTTATCTTTGTATCTTGCCCAAGACTCAAGATTACCACACAATCCACACATGCGCGTGAAATGCTTATGCGTTTCTGGCGCACCATCATCAATCCACGCCATATAAGCGTCAAAGAAATCATCGAGTGTTGGTTCGTCACTGTTACACATTGCATTGCATCCTTCTCTGCTGTGCTTGCGTAATTTATATACGCAATGTTGATTGATGAATAGAGTATAACACACGGCAAATCTTATGTCAAACAGCATAGCGGATACCACTTTGCGCCTTGTGATGCACTTGAAAAGCATAGAACAAGACGCAAAAAAGCCCGGCAATCCGTGGGGTTAGCACGTGCTGCCGGGCTTGCTTGTTTGCTGCGCTTAGGCTCTCGCCCATATCCCGTTTGTGCCTGACACATATGAGAATGCGTTAGCTTGCAACCACAATGCGCAGTTAGTGAGTGATGGGAATAGCGCAATTGGTTCATGTGTCTTGTTGTCATACACCTGTATATGCATGTCAACACGCGGCATTCGATTGTGTGTTAGCTGCACATGCACACGCACAACCTTTGCAGTTGTTTCGATCATCATATGCTTTTCCGCCTTTCAGCATACCGCGCTTCAAAAGTAGTAATGTAATGGCGAAGCGATAACCGAACCAGCGTTGCAGTTTCTCCGCGCCAATGTGTCATGTTGTTCAGGATATACAAGCATTGCACACTGACCGCCCCACTCTTTATGGGATTGGGGTTATCTTCTTCATCACGGATCATTTCAATGCCACGCTTTGCATAGTTGACGCAATAGTTAAGCGCCTTGCTATGCTTGCTGTGTTCAATGATTGCATCGAAGCATTGTATAAGCGGCAGATATTTCACAGGAGGATCAGCCTTTTTATGCCTGCGCTTTACAATGCTTTGTGTGTTGCTAGTCATGTTGTGTTCCTTTCCTTCTCAACAACAACGTGATAAATATACCACAACGCCAGTCTTGTGTCAAGTTATGCCTAGCTTGCATGTTTCACGTGATCACATTGCATTGCAAAATTGGCACAAAAAAAGCCCCAAGGCTTTTGGCCCTGGGGCTTTTCTCAATTATGCGCTTTTCTTTTGCGCTTGTTCTTCCGCTTGTTCCTTTTGCACGGCATTCCTTTCAATAAGGAATGCATGCGCAAGGTTTGGATTGCGCCAGATGGCATTGGCCAATTCCTGCCAGTTTTCCATGACACTCGGCGCAAAATTGCGCTTGCAGTCATCGCCCATAGCAGCATGCGCCAGGAAATCGCATGCGGTGGAAATAGTCATAACGCGGTTTTCTGGCGCAATTGGAATTGATGCGCCAGACTGATTGACCATACCGCCCGGCTTGCGCTGCGCAGTTTTCGGCAAAGCCTTGTCGGCTTCGCTTGCGGCTTGCGCGGCTTCGCTTGCGGCTTGTTCCTGCGCAGTTTTTGCCACCGTTGCGGCTTGCTGCGCTTTTGCCAGCATTTCTGGCGAAGCGTTTGAAGCCTTGGCAGTTTCCACGATAGCTTGCGCGGCATTGGCAGTTTCCAAGGCTTGCGCGGCTTTTGCTTTTGCTTCCTGTAACTTTTCCTGCGCAGTTTTTGCGGCTTTGTAATGGTCAAGCGCGGTTTGCAATCCTACCGCATTGACGCCAACGGATAGCAAGCTGACATATTCAAAAGGTGAAGGCTTTTCTTCCTGCGCTTCGCTGCAACGCTTCGCTTCCTTTTCATAATCCGCGAAGCCTTCAACGGTAAAGAAAGTGATTTCTTCCTTTTCCGTTGTTGTCGTTGCTGCAACCATGCGCTGCATGGGGTTTGAAGCCCCCAGCAAGGATTGCGCTTCGCTTGGCGCTGCATTCATTGGCAAGAACCAAGCGCAAGGGATAAGGATGCTTCCCTTGTTAAAATCCGGCGATGCATCCTTGCCAGATATGACGCGCAATTGCGCCATGGTCAGGGCAGGCAGAATATCACGTAAAGCGGAATTGCGCTTGTTGCGATATTCCTTTGTAATTTCCCTTTCCCTTTCCTTGTTTCCCTTGAACCGCGCTTTGGCTTTTGCTTCGCTTGCACTGTCAGCGCCAGCCTTTGCAATGAGCAAGGCTTGCAGCGCCTTCGTGTCATCACTGGCAAAAGCCTCTGGCAACGGAAAAGGCTTGCCATCATGCTTCGTTACTTCCTGCCCTGCGATGCATTGGCGCAAAGCATAAGACGACAATAAAAGCCAGGTTGAAGCCTTGCCCAAATAGTCGCTAGCCTTGTCATGGGCTTTTGCATAGATGGGGAGATATTGATTAGACATGTTTGATACTTCCTTCTGATGATAGCGCAAAGCATGACAAAGCAAGCCTAGCATTATGCTAGCTTACCGCATGCTTCTGATGCGCAATTTCAAACAACAAGCCTAATTCGATTAGGCAAAAATAGACTATCACATAAAAAACACTAAGTCAAATGCCTGCAATGCAATGCGATACAAAAAAATGAAATGCATGTTTCACGTGAAACAAAGCAAGCGCAATGCAATGCAAGCTAGGCTTTGCATGTCTGGCTTGCATCACTTGTGCAAGGCTTGAACATGAATGCATGGCCGCCCCCCACACATAACGCATGCGATAACAAGCAAACATCATGCCAGACACTATTCGTATCCTTGATGCATGCATGCGATTTAATGCCGCCCCCTAGCATAACGGGGGGCTAGCTTGCAATTCCAAAAGGGGGGGCTTGGCATGATTTCGCAGTGTGCCGCTCAATATCCATCACATGCACATTCGCACCGCTGAAAATAAATCACAATGCGTTGCATGTGTTAGTAATGAAGTGACGGGAACGGTATGCATCTATGGATGCGGCGGGGCGTCTGCTATGCATCCGCCCCGAGGATACGATAATTCTTTTCGATTAGGCGTCAAAACCTATTGACAAGCGGCACCCCTTGGGCTAGCATCCTATATAATACAGCGTTACGCATTATATATACATACAGCGCGCGTAGCGCGCATCATATATAATATGTATATGTAATGCAGTAATACACACAACACACAACAACGGAGTATGCAAATGTCATTCGGTTCTGTAGCAGTCGGCGGTTACAGTGCATTCTTTGATCCTGCACTTGCGCGTCCTGGCAATGGTGCGGAAATCAGCTACAATGCAATGCCCCGTTTTGGTCGTTCGTCTGGTGAAGTAAGCATTGCACGTTTGCTAGCGAAGGGTGGCTTTCGTGCTACTCGTCGTGTTATGCGTGCGCTGAATGGTGCTGCTCCTGGTGGTGCTGCAAGTGAAACATACGCACGTGTAAGCACTGCTGATCAAACAGGACCAACAAGTATTGGTCCCGGTGGTGTACGTGCTATTGAAACTGCAACGCTTAATTCTGGCGTTACAACAGCAGCGCAAGAAACGTACATTGATAATCTTGTGATTGATCCTATCTATAACCAAGCACCGACCAGTTATCCTGTAGATTTGTCAGGTAATGGTGGCGGTGGTAAGGTAGGTTTCTAATGCCACAAGGACGCTTTAATGAATACTCACCGCAAGAGCAAATGGCAATGGCGCGTGAGTATTTAGCAGAACGTGGGTTGCCTATGAATACACGCAACCTAAATGATGCAATGTATGCGTTGATGCGGGGCGATGATGCTCCCGCATCAAATGCAACACAAGATGCAGTAACACGTTCTATGCAACCTGCGCCACAAGTTGCACGTGCAAGACCTGCACCACGTCCAGCACCGCAACCACAAATGGCAGAACCACCGCAACCAATGCGTGATGTGCGCATGGTTACGCAAGATGTTGATGCAGAAGATGCAATGAATGAAGGTGATCCTAATGAGGATGGCAACCGTTCAGTGCGTGATATGCGTCAAGCAGGCAAAGATGAAGAACAACCAGCGCGTGAACAACAGTCAACACGCGAAGAACAACCAAGGCGTGAAGAACAATCTGCGCCACGCAAACGATTGCCATATGGATTGCGTGAGTCATTAAGCGCACGTATGCGTAATGAAAGACGTGCAGGATAGTTGCAATGGTAAAGTTACCTGATGCAAATGCACCATTGCTTATCGGCAATGGTGTTTCTATTCCACCAAGCACTGCGCAAGGACGTATTGAAATACCAAGCAATACGCAAGCGCAGCGGCTTATTGCATCAACACGGCGCAAGCTAATTGATTTACCGCCTATCAGTGAGAAAGCAATGAGCAGCTATGCAGTGCTACTCATTTACACTGCAAGCGGTTTAAGTGATCAAGAAATCAGTGCTACTATGGGATTGACTGTAGAACAGATCAATCGCGTTAGAGAGCAGAGTGCTTATGGACAGCTTGAACAATACATGATTGAAGCTGTACAAGAGCAATCTAAATCACAAGTCACTGCAATACTAGCAGATAAAGAAGTGCGCGCCGCTAAACGCATTGGTGAATTGCTTGATAGTGACGATCACAAAGTTTCACTAGCTGCATCAAACAGCATTCTTGATCGTCGCGGTCATGGATCAAAACAACAAGTTGACGCAGCACAACAGATACAACACACATTCCGCATCGAAGTGGTTGACCGCCGCGTTATAGATGTGGAAAACACAGAGAGAGGTTGATATGTACGAAGTTCGTGATCTTGCGTTTCCTGGCTTGCGTGTGGATGAAACAGTTACACCGGCGCCGATTACTGATCGCAAAACAGAAGAAGTGTCGTATGTATCTGGACAACGGCGCCTCTTTCGTGATGGAATGATCAATGGTGCTGATCATCGTGTGTGGGATAAAACATTCAGCGGCGCTGGTGCTGCTGTAAATGACACACGTAACCAAGTGCAGCTTGTTTCTGGTACGGCATCTGGTGGCTTTGCTCAGTTGCTTAGTAAAGAAACATTCACTGCGCCAATGCGTGTATCTATTCTGCATACACTGAGCGCACGTATTGCTAACCAGCTTGCATTCATTGAAATGGTTAGCATTGGCGCTAATGGTGAAGTTGACGAACAGAATGTCATTGGTTGGCAGTATGATGGTACTGTTGCTACACAAGGTATTTATCGCGTAGGTAATTTCGTAAGCAATGTGCTAGCTAGTTCGGCATCAACAATTAGCGACACTGGCACATTAGCGCATCATGAGTTTGAATTGCATACTGATGAAGCAAGGTTCTTCACGCAGGTAGTAGATAGCAACAGCGGCAAGAACGTAACATATCGTCGCACACAACGCTTGCCTGATCCAAGTACCCGCTATAAGCTGCGTATTCGGATACAAAATGCTGCGGCAGTTGCATCAACAAACTTCAACATTGCGCAAGTTGCAGTTGAAATGTTCTCGAAGGTGCCAGTAGAAATTACTGATGTACCGGATGGCGCAGGCAATGCATTTGGTTTCCAAGTGTGGAATGTGAATGCATTGACCGTGGCTGGTGCAGTAGCGCGTAATGCTACATCACCAAACAATCCGTTGTACATCATGACTGGTGTATCTGCATGGCCAGCACTTATTACAACAGGTCGCAATGTTGAAATCATTGCTGACTTGATTGGGCGTCCTGCAATGCTGCCATATAGCATTCCAGATACCACGTGGTCAGCATTTGTTGTAAAAGCTACTACTGCGGATGAACCGCTTCGTGCCGCTGGTGCTGCGGGTATTCGTAATTACATTACAGGCTTGCAGCTATCTAACAGTTCTGCAACAGGCACAGAAGTGTTGATCAAAGATAACGCAGCAACAATTTGGCGTGGGTGGCTTCCACCTAACAGCAGTATTGGTATTGAGTTCCCTGTTCCATTGCGCGGTTCTGCTGCAACAGTAGTCAACGTAGGTTTGTCTGCTGCTGTTACAAGCGTGTATATCAATGCACAAGGCTTTACCGCACCAGTATAAGGAGACAGATGATGGATAACTTTCGTGCATATAATTTAGTTGGTGTGCATCCTGACTTGGTGCATGTCATCAAAGAAGCACGTAAGCGCACACCGTTTGTTGTAACATGCGGATTGCGTACTATTGCAGAACAGCGTGAATTGTTTAGGATCAAAGCTACACGCTTAAATCCAGACAATCCTAAGCATATCCTTAGTCGCCATTTGACTGGTCATGCAGTTGACATTGCTGTTTTGCATGCTGGTAAAGTTACTTGGCATTGGCCATTGTATGAAGTTGCTGCGGTGGTTATTAAGCAAGTAGCAAAAGAATGTGGTGTGTCAATCGTATGGGGCGGCGATTGGCGAACATTTCGTGATGGCCCTCACTATGAATTAGATCGCAACGTATATCCAGACAAGGAGCAGTAAAATGTGGACAGCTATTGCAGGTGGTGTATTTCGTACATTCGGCGCAGTGATGGCGGGCTTTCTTGTTGCTCGTGGACAAATCAATGCATCTGATGCAGAAGCTATTGTTGGTGCGCTTGGTGCGCTTGCAGTTGCAGGTGCGTCTGCTTATGACAAAGTAAAACGTAAGTAAGAACATGCGCAGCTATCGCATCATTGGCGACAGTCACGCTGACAAGTTTCACAAAAGCCGCATGAAGGTGCGGCTGTTTGCTGGTGGTTTTGCTAACGGCAAAACTACTGGCATTGTTGCTGAAACGCTGATGATTGCGAAGGATTATCCTGGCGCAGCAATACTTATGGCACGTGCAACTTATCCAAAGTTGAATGCTACGCTGCGTCGGGAGTTTATCAAGTGGTGTCCACCTGCATGGATTAAGTCATTCGACAAGTCGCGTGACAATACATGCGTATTAAAAAATGGCACAATCATTGATTTTCGTTATATTGATCAAAGCAAGAACGAAGATGGTGAAGGCACTAGCAACTTGCTATCTGCTAACTATGATTTCATTGTCGTTGATCAGATTGACGATGTGCAGATCACACACGAAGATTTCTTAAACTTGCTTGGTCGTTTGCGCGGCAATGCTGAATATATCGGCAGTGATCCTACAATGCCACGCACAGGCCCTCGTATGATTGTAATGTCATGCAATCCTACGCTTGGCTGGCCATACAAAAATCTAGTTAAGCCAGTGCATGACTTTCGTGCAGGCATAAACAATCCAAACTTAATTTGTGAAGTAGATGAAGAAGGCGAACCAGTGCTTGATGCAAATGGTCGTCCTATTCCTTTGATTGAGATATTTGAAGCAAGCACGTATGAGAATGCACAGAACCTTGCAAATGATTATATCAAGCTACTAGAAGCTACGTACCGTGGTAAGATGCGTGACAGGTATCTGCTTGGTAAGTGGGTAGCGTTTGATGGCATTGTCTATGACGAGTTTGATGAAAACTTGCATGTAGTCAATCATGACACATTGCTAAAGCACATTGCAACGGAACGTATGCAAGGTGCGCGCATGCGTTTGCTAGAAGGCTATGACTTTGGTGTGACTGCGCCTAGCTGCTACTTGCTTAGTTTAGTAGATAGTCAAGGCAATGTGTTGTTGCTTGATGGTTTCTATAAAGGAAGCATGGGCATACGTACACAATCAGAAGAAATGAAAAGCCTTCGTAGCTTGTATTATCCTGAGCAAGTGTTTCTTGATCCAGAAATGGGCATTAGTCCAATTCTTGCTGATCCTGCAATCTTTAAGAAATCAAATGCATCTGAATTAACAGTTGGCGATAGTGTCGCAGAAATGTTTAATAAGCAGGGCATCCGTATGATGCGCGGCAATAATAACATTCTCAACGGCATTATTAAAGTCAAAGGTTATTTAACACCGCAACACAACAGGCTTAATCCATTCACGCATAGGTTTGGTGCGCCTCGCTTCTATGTAAGCCATCGTTTAACATGGTTCATAGATGAAGTCAACACTTACAGATGGAAAAAGAATAGAAGCGATGAAGCAGTTGATACACCAGTAGATGCAAAAAATCACGCAATGGATAGTGCAAAGTATATGCTTTCTAAAGAGCCAGCCGTTGCTAAGTGGTTTGTGAAGCGTAAGTATGAAATACCAAACGACGTGCGCAAGTGGCACGAAGTTGATGATGTAGAGCAAGACGTGCGCAGTCATAGATATAGGGCATAAACATGAGCGATACAAACATTCCCAAGCCTATCACTGATATGCTTGATGAAGAAGCGCCTATTCCTGTTGCAGAACAGGGTGAGCCAATATACCGTATTGATCCTACAAGCAAAGTTCCCGTAAGTAAGCATTACGGTAAGTTGTGGGAAAGTCGCATAGCTGCTGCGCTATCAGGGCGTAAGCTGCATGTTGATGCATGGGATGAAGCTATCAAGTATTACAATCACGATCAGCAAGGGCATCGTGAAGGTAATCGTGATGGTGTCAGCGGTAATCGTTACTTTGCAAAGCGGCGCAATGCTAAGTGGTCTGAGACAGAAAACTTAGTGTATTCAAACATGCGCGCTATTATGCCTGCATTGTACGCAAAGAACCCACAAGCGCAATTCACTATTGTTGATGATCAAGCCAAAGCATTTGTTGCGGCAGTGGAAAGCCTTGTCAATGCTATTGCGCCGATGAAAACAACACCAGGATTAAATCTGAAAGTGCATGCTAAGCAAGCAGTGCTTACTACAGAATTGTGCAATCTTGCTTGGCTTGAGTATGGATATACTGAGCGTTCACAATCGCTAGAACAAGCGCAAGATACGCTTGCAAGTTTGGAACAGAAACTTGGTGAAGCAAAAGATACAAAGACTATCCGTGAAATAGAAGGTGAATTGATGGCGCTAGAAGAAACTCTAGCATTCGTTACACCTGCTGGACCATTCGCGCGCTTCCGTGCGCCGCATGATGTTGTTGTTGATCCGCATTCTGTATCACCAGATTTCAGTGATGCAAAGTGGATTGCTATTTGCGAAGTATATCCTACTGCATATTTGAATGCGCGGTACGGTAAGAAGGATGAAAGCGGTCAGCACAAAAGTATATATGAACCTACGCATGTGCTTCTTGCAAATGACACAGCAGAAGATGGTGATGTAAAAAACTTCAAGCTGTTTAATACAAACGCAGAAGCAGCAGCGTATGGTTACAAAGATACAACTACACTGAGCAAAGCGTTCAGCACGAAATGCTGGCGTGTTTGGGATAAAATAACGCGGCGCATTTATCTGTTCGCAGATAACAATTGGACATGGCCAATTTGGGTAGAGAATGATCCATATGGCTTGCCGCATTTCTATCCGCTTGTGCCGTTGTATTTCAATACAACACCGCTTGGTGCATACGCGCGCAGCAATGTTGTGTACTATCTTGATCAGCAAGATGCGATCAATGAAATACATGATGAACGTCGGCGCGCAAGAATGGACATTCGTGAGAATGTTTTGTATGACGCTGAGTTTAATCGTGAAGCAATAGAAAAATGGCTAAGTGGCCCATCAGGATCAGCGCATGGTGTTAAGGTGCCAGAAGGCCGCGCGCTGAAAGATATGATTTTAGAGAAACCCAACGCAATGTTAAAAGCATTGCCATTGTTTGATCCTGCGCCGTCACTAGCTGCCGTAGATAGATTGAGTGGTGTGTCTGATGTATTGCGCAATGCGCAGTTTAAGACAAACACAACTAACGTCGCTATTGAAAACTACAATAGCAGCACTGCCATGCGTCTTGATGAAAAGATTGACGCAATCGAAGATGCGCTTGGTGAAGTGTTCTATGGTGTAGGTTTCTTGTGTGCGCAGTTTATGACTAAGGACGAAGTGACTGCGCTGATTGGTGCGGAACGTGCAAAGGTTTGGCAGAATTATGACTCAGCTACTTTGCTTCGTATGTTCAATTGTCGCGCAGTTGGCGGTTCTACACAGAAACCAACCAGCGCAGCAAAGAAGCAACAAGCATTGGAAATGGCAAAGCTGCTATCACAGATGGCACAGTACGCACCAAGCGTTGTGTTGGAAACAGCATTGAAGCTGTTCAATGAAGCGTTTGATGAATTGACATTACCGCCTAATTGGGCAGAGCGTGTTCGTGAAGAAGCAATGGCATCATTGCAGAAAGGTAGAACAGATAATCAAGGTGGTGGCGATGGTGGTACTCCCGGCGCTGCGCCCGATGGTAATGGATCGTTAGAGCGTTTAGCAATGCTAATTGATGCATTGCCACCACAAGCAAAACAAGCGTTAGGCACAGTTCTAGCGCGCGGTGTACCAGTCGCAGAAGCATTGCCGGAAATACTGCGAATGGCTAATCAACAATCCGGCGCACAGCAAAGGACAATGCAATGAACCCCGAACGTAAATCAGTTGAAGATAAAATTGATGCTATGTTTGGCACAGGTGATGTGTCAACACAGGAGAGCAGCAATGAAAATACGCAACAGACCCCTGCCAATGAGCAAGAAGCTGATGCAGACAGCGATGCACAATCGCAATCTGAACAGCCACAAGGCAACCGAAGCGATAGCACGCGCACTGCGCAACAGCCTAGCACGGAACACAAGCAGGGAAGGCAAGGTGCGGAAGGTGACAAGCAAACGCAGCGTCGTTTACCTGCCAACAACAACGGAGACTTAACTGATCCCAATACAGGCGCAGTAATTGCAAAAGCTGGTAATGAGCGCCGTTTCTTTGAAGGCATGCGTAGCGCACGTGAAGAAGCATTTCGTGTAACACGCGAATTAGATACTGCGCGCGCAGAATTAACAGCGTTTCGTGAAGCTGCTGCATTGCCGCGACAGCTTGAATTAACACCACAAGAAACAACAAATGCACTACAATGGTTTGCACATTGGAAGAAAGACCCAATGGCAGCGGCAAAAGAAGTCTTGACAGAAGCCCGGCGATTGGGCTATGATGTGGAAGGAATGGGAAGCCAAGTTGACATGGGCGCCATCAAGCGCCTAGTCGAAGAAGCCGTATCCCCATTTCAACAGGACCGTGCCGCTGCACAACGCGAAGCAGAAATTGCAGCAAGAGTTGACGCTGATTTGAATACGCTGTACCAGCAAATGCCATGGGCGCGCAATCAGCAGGAAGAAATTATGTCAGTGATGCAAGCTGACAATAAGCTAACGCTACGTGAAGCTGCAATGACAGTTGAAGCGTTTGCGTTGCGCAATGGTCTTGACCTGCAAAAATCCATTCGTCAACAATGGACAGCAGCGCAATCTGGTGGAAATCAGCAACAACCGCGTCAACAGCGCCCAAACAACGCTCGCGCACCTGCTCCACCTGTGACCGGAGACATGCCAGTTGTCCCGCGCAGAACAGATATTAGCCATCATGACGTATCCAACCGAAACATCGTAAAACAAGCTATGCGTGATGCTGGTTTTGCGGTAGATCATCTGTGAGGTAAAATGATTAACTCATCTTTCGCTGCTGGCGGCACAATTGATGGCATCGTGCATTCGATGCTTGATAAATCGCGTCGCAAGCTGATCATGGCGTCTGTCAAGTCCAATGCACTTGTTGCTTGGGCTATGGCAAATGATCGTGTCGAATTGGAAAATGGCGGTGCAAACATCACCAATCCATTGACAGTTGGACGCAATCCAAATGTTGCATCGTATCAGTATTACGATGAACAACCTGTAAATGAAACCAATGAGTTCACAACAATTGGTTATGGCTGGTCGCGTGTCGGCGGCACGATGATCATTTCTGATCAAGAAGTTGATGAAAACACTGGTGAAGCTGCTCTGTTCAAATTGCTGACAGAAAAGCTGAATGTGTTGGAAGAAAGCATTGGTGAAAAGTTTAGCGAATATCTGTACGGTGCTGGCACTGGTACTGATCCGCTTGGACTTGCTTCGCTCATTGCTGATGATCCTACACTTGGTACGCTTGGTGGTTTGTCACGTGCAAATGAATTGCAGTGGCGTACATCTGCGTATCAGTATTCTGGCTCGCTTGATCCGCTTAACATCGAAGAAGCATTCGATGACATTCTGCTTGACTTGAAACTGAAAAGCGACAAGCCTGATCTTATTCTTGTTGGGCGTAATATCCTGCGCACGTATCGCCAAGCGGTGCGTGATAAGGTTATGATCCCGCTTGAGCAATCAAGCAAAGGCAAGGGCATGTATGACCTTGGCTTTGAAGGTGTGACACACAACGGCATTCCAATGTTGTATGATGAAGATTGCGGTGTGAACCGTGCATACTTTATCAACAGCAAGTATCTGCGTACACATATCCTCAAGGGCGTGAACATGCGTGTTAAAACGCTCACTGCACCGTGGACAGTGGATGCTGTTGGTCGTCGCGTTGTGTGGCAAGGTAACATGTGTAATTGGCGCTGTTTCCGTACACATGCGGTACTGCGCAATGGTACAGTGGGGTAATCATGGCAAAGAAAGCACTGCGCTTCCAAATTGAAGTACTTCATGATCGTGAAGTTACGGAAATTGTGCGGCGGCGCAATCCTACACGTGGCAAAGAAACTATCGTCAATGAAGATGGTGAAGAAGTTGAAAATCTTGATCACCGCAAAAACTTCATTGAAGAAGAACAAACACGTGTAATTCCCACCAGCTACATGGTGTACTTCCCTAACGGCCATAGCACATGGTTTGAAACTAAAGCAGCTATGGCACAAGCTGGTATTGTTGAAAGCGAAAACTTTGAGGTTGATCTTGAAACAGGATTGCCGGTTATGCCGCATGCTGCAATGAGCCTCAAAGAACATGTTGAACGCAATACACGCACAACGCAAAACTTTGGTAGGAGGGCCTAACACATGCCGCGTCGTTATCCCACATTTTTCCCGCAGCGTGTTCGGCAACGTGTGCCGAATAAGCGTTACTCTGCTGGAATTGAAGGCGATGATCTGATCACTGCCGAATTTGGCGCACCGCTTGCTGCAAACAATACATCGTTGCTTGCTGCGCAAAGCATTGCGTCTGCTGGTAGTGCTGTCAACTTTGCTGCATACACTGCAAGCGAAGCGCAAATGGGGCGTTGGGGTCGCGGCATTCGTGTCGTTGCTTCTGGTGCTGCAACATCGCTGGTAACAATCACTGGCCGCGACTATCTTGGTCAGCGTATGCAAGAAGTGCTTACGCTTAACGGTGCTACGGCAGTGCTTGGTGTGAAAGCATTCCGTTACATTGACAGTATTGCGTGGGGCGCTACTGCCGGCACTACTATTGATGTTGGCATCACTAACTTGATGGGCCTACCAGAAAAAGGTAAAGCCATGGTTAGTGAAATCAAGAACAATGCTGCCAGTGCAAACGCTGGTACATTTGTTGCGGGGCTTGCTAACGCAACTGCACCGACTGGTACAAACGCAGATGTGCGTGGTACTTACTTGCCTGCTACCGTCCTTCCTGATGGTACAAACACGTTTGAAGTGCGGTATATTGCCGATACTTCAAACTTGCACGGCAACGCACAGTTTGCTGCGTAACGTGCTTCCTTTGCTGTAGCGAAAATAAACTTAGCCTGTCAGTGATGCAAACACTGGCAGGCTCTTTTGAAAACACTACGGAGCCGTGCAATGGCATTCAAGACGCTTACTAGCTTGATACAAGAAACCATTATCAGCTTACGCATGGTTTCTGGACCAAGCACACAGCAGTATGCAGAAGATGCCATTGCACAAAAACTGCAACAGACATATGAAATGGTGCGTTCAGAACGCTGGTGGGATCATCTAATGCGGTGGGAGAACCACCAACTTGATGGTGTTACTGGCCAAATTGTTGGCACAATTAGCAATGCACCTAACAGATTTCACGATGTAAAGCATATTTACATTGGATCATCGCGCCGTGAGTTGCCAATACTTGCTGCCAATGTAAATCCATATCGCTTGACTGGTATTATACCACGTTTTGTTGAGCCGTTGAATGTGATTGATGATGCAGAAGGTAACAAGCTATTTCGCATTTGGCCTCTTGCTGCAATAACAGAAGTTGATAAACCATTGCGCTGTTATGTGCGCGTTGACCCACCTAATTTATTTACCAGCCCAACAGTTGTTGTGCCGTTTGATGCTACATGCTTGATCAATGGTGCGGCATATAAGTATGCAGCAGATGATGGTACTAATCCAGCATCAGTTGCAACGCTGCAAAATGCATTTGGTGAGCGCTTAAAGCAGCTAATGTATGCACATGATAGTGCAGTCATTCTGCTAGACCCGCGTGATCAAACACATGGCGTAGATGTGTGGACAGAGGAAGGATGGTTGTAATGCGCCAGCGCGCACGTGCAAGACTTCCATTGGTGGGACGCACACCACCAACTGAGAAGCTGCAAATAAGTGAAGCACGAGAGTTCAAAGGTGGATGGAACACCTTTGATACACCATTAAACTTGTCCTCACGCTTTCTAACAGAAATTCGCAACCTGTATCCAGATACAAATGGCCGCTTGCGCATGCGCTACGGTACATCGTTGTTTGCTGATGCAACAGGTATTCTTGATGAAATCATTGCGCTAGACTATTTCAACACTGCAATCATTGCAGTTGGTAAGAATGGCAAGATTGTAAGCATTACAGCTAATGGAACAGTAACGCTTCGTTGGGATAACACAATTGCAGATGCAAGTGTTCCACCTGCGGGCGATAATACGCCAACAGGTTGGTCAACAGGGTTAGAGTTTGTTTGCTTCACACAATTTGCGGGTAAGCTAATTATCTGCAATGGTGTGGATAAACCACTAATAATGCAAGCTAACTATGCTACATCATATCTATATGATGTGGGTACAGCTAGTAATGTGCATGTTCCCATTGCGCGGTATTGCACAACATGCGACAACTATCTAATCCTGGCAAATACACCGACAGACAAGACAACACTATATATTGGCATGAAAGGTGTTGCTGGCACTTTTGTTGGTGATCCAGGTGTGGATAATGATGCAATCAACTTCGTCACAAATACATACATCAATCGTGGTAGCCCTGACATTACAGGACTTTCTGCGTTTCGTGATACATTGATTGTAACATACAATGAAACGCTTGTTGCAATGAAACTTGGTGTCTATTCTACTGACAACCATCCAAAACATATTCCTGATGTGGAAGATGTAATCGAAAACTATGGCAGTGTGAGTAATCGTTGCATTGTGCCGCTTGGTGATGACATTCTATTCTTAGATCAAGCTGGAATGTCTGGCGTACAACGCGCAATAATCACAGCAAAGCTGTCACCACAGCGCGAAAGCACATTGATTAGTGAAAACATGCAGCAAGCCCTGGCGCCGCTAACAGCGGCTCAGTTAGAGCAGCACGTTTTTGCAGTGCATGATCGAATTGCACAGCACATTTTGTTCTTTGTGCCAAAGAGTGATACAATAACCGCAACCACAGATAATAATGTGTTTGTGTACTGCTTCGACAAAGGACAAAAGTTTCGTGCGTGGTCATACTTTGACCAGATGGCATATCGTTGTGGTACACGAAGCACAGAAGGACGCATCTTTCTAGCACAAGGCACAAAAGTATTCTTCTACCACAATCAGAATGATCCATTATACAATGATTATTCGGTAGGTGGTACACAAGATTGGGATACAGGCCAGCCGTGGGATGATAACATTGGATGGGAAGAAGCTGCTAATGCGATTGGTACGCCTATTCCATATTCATTTACATTGCCGTGGTCAGATTTACGTGCGCCAGCAAAGGTGAAGTATTCTAAATACGCGGCAGTAGTCAGTGAAGGTAACGGCAACTTCTCGCTAGAAATGTATGTAGATGATTTCTTGACAGCGGAATTGTCAATGGCTTTTCAAATGACAGAAATCCCTGCCGATACTTCGCTAAGTCTGCGCCCTGCAAATAATTCGCAGTTGTATGCATGGCCGCAGAAGTTTGAGAAGATGCGCTTACGTATTACTGGATCAAGTAATGCGTATATCGCATTTGTTGGGTTACAGATGATGTACATAACTGGCTCCATTAGGAGATAACAATGGTCAGTAACGTCAATCCAGAGTTTATTACAACAGCGCCAGTCTCTAAGGCTGGTATGAAGGCGCAGTTGCAGATTATTTACAATGAAATAACTGCACTGCAAGCATCGGTATCTAATATCGGTGAATACTTCACGCAAACTGGTACAGGCGCAGTCCAGCGTACATGGACAAACAAAGTCCTTGAATTGGGCTTGTATGCTGGCGACTTTGGCGCAGATGTAACCGGCGTATCTGATGCACAACCTGCATTGCAAAATCTGTTTAATGCTGCTGCATCACAAGGTAAGCTGGCAATTATTCCTGATGGCACATTCCGCGTTAATTCTGCATTGACGCTGCCTGCTGGTGCGGCAGGATTGATCATGCGTGGTAAGATTATTTACTACGGCACCGGAACCGCATTAACAATCGGCAGTGCTGGTAATACCAGCCGGGTGCAGTACAAATGGTTTGAAGGCATTCACATCGAACGCAACACAACTACAGACTGGACAAGCGAAGCAGAAATCGGTATTCTTGCGCGTAACCTAGATAACTGCTATCTAAACATTCGTCGCATCAAAGGCTTCACAATTGGCTTACGTGCGCTAGGTGCGGCGGCAGGTAGTGGAGCAGGGCTTGCGCATGGCTTTGAAGATAATCTCTCATACATTGGGCAGATTGTTGATTGTCGCTATGGCATAGACATTCGCACAGATGGCCAATTTTCATGGAATAACAGCAATCGCTGGTTTGGTGGTCACTTTGCAAATGCGAGTACAACTAATCCTACGTTGTCACGCTTTGGTGTGCGTCTTTCTCGCGCTGATATTGTCAGCTATGAGTTGCATAATCAGCATGTATTCTACGCACCAGCGTTTGAATTGCAACGTCGCAACACTGATGGTAGCAATCTGCGTGAAGCAATCCCATTCTTGATTGAAGTCACAGCGCGTGGCATTGCAATGCATGATGGACGCATCGAAGGATGCAGCAACATTGTCGCACGGCACATGGACAACGCACAAGACTGCTTCTATGGTGTTGCTTACGTAGGTACGTGGGGATATAACCTATTCGTTGATTACGATGCAGCCGTCACACGTGCGGGCGGTATTGTGCGCGTAACGCACCAAATGGGTGCTGTAGAAGAAACACAGCGTCTTGTTGCAGAAGTGGACTCTGCACGGCAAGCACTGTTTTATGATGAAGAAATTGAAGTCAATGGCAAAGCATTTGAGAAGCTAGCAATTCTTGCTGGCACAGCAGCAGGTGCTACATTAGATGCAATGGTGCTAACTGGCGGTCGAGATAGCTTTGAAGCTACTGCTATAGATGTTGGCATCAATGGTGCGTATGCGGTGGGGTTCATTGTTGACTGTTCATCCTGCAAAGAGTTTTCATTAGTGATTGGTGGCAGCAATCTGCAAATGGTTGTTGCACAGTGGGATGGATCACAAAATGAATTAGGCAGTGGTGCGCCTGTACGATTTGCTGGCATGAGTTGCACATACAATGGCACCGCGCGTTGGTGGGCAGCAGGCACAAACTTTGATGCAACAACACCAGTAACATACGAAGCGGCACAGCGGTATTATGAGCATCAGCGCATAACCGTAGCACCAACTGCACAGTTTGCATTTATTGGTGTACTTGGTGAAGGCTTGTCTCCCATTACTGGCAGGCTTCGTGCATTGCGATTGTATGTTCCTGCGCGCTCACAAACACCACAGATTTTGTATGGTGGACAATATAAGTGGGGTGCGTTGGTAAAAGAGTTTCTCATTAACTACGCTGGTGGCATATCACAAGGCCCAAATAGCCATAGCGTTGTGAACCACACAGTTGCAGGCATGCGTCAAGGTGATCAAGTGCAGGTAGCATTCAATCCTGATACTGGATTTCACAATGGCGGTTTGATACTACATGCGCTAGCTGGTATGGGTAGTGCATCATCTAACAACTTAGCAATTGTGCAGCAAAACATAACTGCGGGGACTATCAATACTGCTGCTGGTAACGTGCATGTGCGTTGGACAAGAAGGAGAGTGTAATGGATCGCATACACTGGTTAAACCGTGTTGTCGAAAGCAGTCCAGTAATCATAGTAATCCTGCTGGCAGGTTACTTTGCATGCTGGCGGATATTCCGAATGCTGTTATGCAGACTGGATAAAAAAGATGAACAGATAATGACGCTCAATACAGAAATGCTAGCAGCAATCAACGCTGTAAATAAAGCAGTAGAGCGTTTGACAGATGCAATACTGTATCAAGCACCAGATGTTTCACAGTTTCGCTCAAAGAATAAACGTGTTATCGCTAGAGAAAATGCGCAGGACTAGAAGAAAAGGCTTGACAAGTCCCGCAAGTACGGTATAATCGGCCTAGGCCGCATAGGGCAAGGGGCTATATGTCAATACGTATCCGCACTTACAAGCATCACAATGATTATGCACGAGTGTTGATGCTTGCTGAATTGATGTATGGCGAAAGCAAGTACACGCATAAGCCATTTATGCGTGAAAGTGTGTATGAGTTTTTAGAAATGATTGATAATAACACGCTGGTTGGTTACATTGCAGAGCATAATCAGCGTGGTATTGTCGGTTTTATATGTCTAGCACAAATGCCATACATATTTACTGGCGGTATCTTTGTACATGACCTGGCATTTTATGTAATGCCAGAGATGCGTCATACTTTAGCGTTTGCTGCGCTGCTTCGTGCTGCGGAGAAACATGCTAATGATGTTGGCGCAGATGCAGTTATGCTAGGCATTACTGCTCCACATGATGTTTCCAAAACAGCCCGCGCATATAATAAGCGTGGCTATCAAACATTCGGTGTATTCATGCGCAAGGAGTTGAAGCAATGAGTTTCGGCGGCGGATATAAACCACCCCCTGATAATAGTGTTCAGTTGCAGCGTGAGCAGCAAGCGTATCAAGATACGCAGCGCAACAATGAACGCCAGCGACAAGAACAGGAAGCTGCTACACGCAGAACAGAGTTTAATACTGCGCGTGATGCAGCAATTACAGACTTTCGCAATCGTGCGCGAACACGGCTAGATGCGCGTGGTCTTGCTGGTGACGATTACAATTATCTAATTGATCGTGCCATTACAGCAGGACGCAATGCAACGCCAAATCTTGACACTAATCCTTCGCAATACTTCACCGATGATCTGCTTGATAGCGCCATTACTGGTGCGCAATCAGATCGTAGAGCAAATTATACAAACCAAACAAATAGCACATTCGCTAATAACTTCGAGCGCGGATTGTTTGCTGATACAGCGGATGATGAGTTTATCAATTCCATCCTCAGTACACAGCGCAGCGGTGCAGTTAGCGCGCTAGATTTAGCACGTGCGCGCGGTAGCTTGGATCAAACAGGCTATGATGCTGCAATGGAGCAAGTCAACCAGATGGAAACTGCTGGCCGTGCGCAAGCTAATCAACTTGGTGGCGCAGTGCTGCAAGATTACCGTGGCCAAGCGCGCAATGTGGGTGATCGTGCTAGAAGTGCTGCTAGCGGTTATACGCTTGGCTCTGATTTTAACCTTGGTGGTTATCAGTCAGAACTAAACTCGCTGGTTGGTTCATTGAATAACAATCTACAAGGCGATATTACTACAGCACTTGCAGGACAAAACTTCTTTGACATTGGCGACATTCTGACACGTGGCGGCACTGCGCAGGGACCAGTAAATCCTGCATCACTGCCAGCATTTATGGCCGAACGTGAGCGTGTTCGCAATGCAGAGCGTGGTGTTGGTGGTTCTGGCACCTTCTAATAGGAGTGTATGATGGACCCCTTTACAATAGCAATGCTTGCATCTGCTGCATCTAGTGCGGCAGGTGTTGGCATGGGTGTAATGAATGCACAACAAGGCGCTGCTGCGTCACGTGTGCAAAATGACATTGCAATGCGCCGTTTCTATCAGCAACAGCGTCTTGCTGCTCTGCAAGAAGAAATGGCTACAGCTAGTACACGCAATGCGCGCGGTGATGTTACTGAATATGTCCCAGGTGTGGGATGGGTAGAACGCCCAAGCGACACTACACGCGGATTAACTACTGCTAGTGATCAAGAAGCGCGTCTGCGTCTTACACAAGATTTGCCACGTGATCGTAGATTGCGTGAAGCTGATGCGCCACGCAAATATAATGAAGGTGCGCTAGCTGATGCAACGCTTGGTGGCATGAATGAAGGCCAACAATCAGTTGAAGATTTACGCAGTGCGCTTATATCGGCTGGTGTTGCTCGTGCTACTGGTGGCAATGAAGATATGCGCAAGCGCATTGGGCTAGTGTCATTGCGCAGCGGTACAGGTGGACAAGAAGCACTGGCAAAGTTAGGCAGGCAGGGCATGGCAGATACACGCACAGCCATTGCAGATGCTAAACTTGAAGCGCCATCTGAGTTTAACAATCGCAGAAACGCGCGTGTAAATCCACGACTAAATCAGTACATGTCACTAGTTTCACGCGCATCTTCGCCTAGTGGTGTGCAATTCCAGCCAACTAATCTTGATGAACGCTTGTCAGATACAACACGTAGTCGCAGTAATATGGCACCACAAAGCCTTGGTAGTGCAATGAGTTTAGATGCACCGCCAATTGCATTTCGTGAAGATCGCACACCAGTTGCGTTGGATAGCTTGGGGCAATATCTGCTAGGGCTTGGCGTGATGGCGCGGCGTGAAGGCTTAGGCGGGCAACCTGGTTCACGTGGTAATCCATACAGCGGCAGCACACCGTACACAAACAATCCAGCATATCTGCAATTTGGTAACACAAGAAATCCAGTGTCATATCAAGATGCATGGGCTTCTAGTGGTTGGTTGCAGTAATTTGTAGGGAGTTTATCTCATGGCGTATAGTCTTACAGTAGTACGTCCAACACGTATTGGCAGGGTTAGCCCGCCAAGCGATACAGAATTAGCGCGCGCAATGGCGGCAGAAAGCGCACTTACGCAAGGTATGACACAGCCTGGGGCTAATCAAATGATTGGCCATAGATTTCTTGCGCAGCAACGTGCGATGGATGCACAACAAAATTACACACGTGCGTCAGAAGAACACAGTGACACTCTTGCAGCAATGCGAGAAGAAGATCGTGCTCGTTTTCTTGCTGATCAAGCGACACGTAATCGGCAAGCATTGCTAACTGCGGGCATTAACAATCCTGCTGGCATGGCAGCACTTGAAGCGCCAGAAGTAACAGGACTACTTTCGCCAGAAACGCGCTCAATGTATCGTGATTATCTTGCAGCGGGCATTGATCAACGTCGTCGCACTGGTGGCGGCGGTAGTGGTGGTCGTGATCCAACAGTAATGTCTGCTGGTGAAACAGCAAGACTTGATGCAGGCAATGAGCGTAGTATTTTGCAAGCGGTAACTGCTGAGAATAATCGTTTGCAGCGTGAAATTGCTGCAATAAATAGCAATGCAACACGTGAAATAGCTAATACATTCCGTGAAAGTGATCGTGCGCGCATTAGACAGACGGCTGCGGATTTAGTAGCACGTGCGGAAGCTGCATCACGCACAACTATAGAAGGTTTGCGTAATCGCTCACGTATGCAAACGCCACCACAAGCACCTGCTGCGCCAAATAATGCGCCAGAAACAACACAACCAGCGCCGCGTGACGAAGCTGCGCCACCGCCAAATGCTGCTGCGCCACCTGCTGCAACACTTCCGCAAGCTGCACGACAACATTTGCGTGAAGGCGTGGTAACGCAGTTTCAAAATGGACAGAAATGGACATTGCGCGGTGGTCAACCAGTGAGGGTTGAATAATGAGTGGTGCAAATGATGAATGGAAACCTGTAGAACCTGATCCATGGGCGCCAGTTGCACCTGCTAGGCGCCGTGGTGGTGGTTTAATCAATGCAATGCCCGGTGTGGGTATGGCATTAGATGTTGCACGTGGTTTTGCAGGTGCGGTTCCTGACATTGCAACGCTTGGTGGGTATCTATCAGGCTCAAACAGCTTAATGTCATGGGGAAGTGACGCAAATAAGTTTTTAGATCGCAACATCGCACCACGCGCAGAGTTTGGTGAAGATACAACACGTGCATTGCTGCAAACTGCTGGTCCTGCGCTAATTCCTGTAGGTGGACAAGCAGCACTTGGCACTAGATTGCTTTCGTTAATGCCGCAATTTGTAAAAAACAGTCCATTGCTGTCAGGAATTGCAGGTGGTGGCGCTCGTGCGGTGGAATTAGCACTTCCTGGCTCTAGTCCGTACACACCATTAAACATTGCAGCGAATGCTGTAGTAGGTGCTGGTGCATCATACGGCGCAGAGCAACTTAGCAATGCTGCGCAGGAAGCAGAAGCTAAGCGTACAGGATTTACGCCTGTTACAGAGAGTGTAGCACCTACTGAAACACCATGGACACCTACTAACTCTGAACCCAAAGCATTAGCTGAACGGTTTAATGATGCATTGCCGTATATTGTAGGTGGCTTGACTGTATTAAGTGTTGCTGGTGCTGCAAGGCTTGCACAGCGACAAGCATCGCGTCAAATTGAAGCAGCTAGTGTAGATGCACTAACTGCGCCAGGAACACCGCAATCTGCTGTACCAATGACAGGAGTTGTAGAAGGCATTGAGAATGGATTGTTTAATCAGCATACAATTCTGTCTAATCGTGTAGATGAAGCAGTAAAGCAAGGCCGCATGACACGTGCGGAAGCTGATAACGTGATTGGCACAGTAATCACACATGCGAATGAGTCAGTTAATAGCGACATTCTGCGCGAAGTGTGGGACACTGGACGCTTTCCTGGTGGCCTTGCAACAACTCCACCAAAAGATGTAGCGTTTCGTGCGGCACAGCTACGTGGCGCTAACATTGACAACACAACAGGCATTGATGACTTTCGCAGGCTGAATGACATGCTTGCTGCATTAGATGAATTAGATGTGCGTAAGGATAATGTAAATAGAACACGCTCAATCTATGATCCTGCAACAAAGAAATACATTCAAGTACCTGATCCGTTGTGGCGTA